GATAATTATACAGAATATCCTCATATCTATTTTACAATTGAATATATTGAAATGTGTTGCGTGCATAACAATTGGAAAGAGATTCATAGTATTTTAGAAACTAAGCAATATGTGACGGTAGAAGCAAATGCTAAAACATTTGAAAAGATTCCAATGTCTGTATTCAATAGGGCACATATCATTTATCGTATTGCCGATCCTAATGTTACTAAGCTTAAAAAGACAGATACATTATCGATCGATGCTGGTTGGTATAGAGTACATCAGATAATGAAATGCAACCTTATGGAAATTAATCCAGATGATTATAAATTTGATAGAATAGAACAATGAAAAGAAAATTATTTTATTTTGGATTAGAGCCACTTAAAGCTCGTTATACATATCAGTTATGTAAAGAATGGATGCCAGCTACGTTTGAGCCATATAAAGATCGTTTAGAGTTCATTGAAATCGAAGGAGAGTTTGATCCAGATCAAGAAATCAAAGTAGGTGCTGTATTAGATGCTATCGGTCGTGGTAAGTATAGTCTTAGTCAATGTGAAAAGTTTTTGCAAATGATTAATGATGGTACGGTACGCGATGGTGATATCATTTACCTGCAAGATTATTGGACGCCAGGTTTAGATGCGATCTGGTATGCATTGGACTTATATAAAATCAATGTTAAAGTATATGCTATGTTGCATGCACAATCAGTTGATGAATATGATTTCACATATCCAATGAGCAGTTGGATGCGTCATTATGAATTAGGTTTGGATAAACGAATGACAGGAATATTTGTTGGTTCGACGGTACATAAAGAACAATTGAGAGCGGCTGGGTTTACAGCACCGATCCATGTTGTATCATTACCAATTCATAAGCGAGCTACATTAGAAAAACTGCCAATGTATACGCCAGACCGATATAGCATGAAACAAAACATTGTTGTTTATTCATCGCGACTAGACAAAGAGAAGAATCCATTTTTTATGCTCAAAGTAGCTAAAGAATTTTTAAGATTGAATCCAAGTTGGGAATGGCATGTAACGACATCTGGTAAAGAGTTTAGATCAATGTTACCTGGCGTTATTGATGCAATGAACACATTAGCAAATGAAGAGCCGCGATTCAAATTATTAAACGGGCTTTCAAAAGAAGAATATTACACTGAATTAGCAACATGTAGAATACAATTCAATACGTCATTACAAGATTATGTGTCATGGACCGTTATTGAAGCGACTGCATTCGGTGCTGATATCGTGTATCCAAATTTCAGATCATTTCCAGAATTCGTTGATGAGAATCGAATGTATAAAGCATTTGATTGGAGAGATGCAATATTAGTTATGAACAAATCAATATTATCGCCTCGCAATCATTATGATATTGTAGAAAAATCTGATTTAGGTAGACGTATGGAAGGATATATCATTGCCAATGATTATTCAAATGAGATATGCGTTTGGCATGAGAGTGAATTATGTGAGGCATTATTAGAGACTGAAAAAGTAAATAGCAAACAATTGGAGTTTAATTTCGCATGAAAGATTTAATTTATTATCCTTCGTTATCTGCAGGTGGTTGTGCCGGCGACTTTAAAAATAATAAAGAAGTCAAGCCTGGCCTTACAAGTAGATTTTATTCAAAGGACTTTCCGGAAAGATGGAGACATCCGTATTTCCTTATTACAGCAGGCCATCATTACAAATGGATGGATGCAAGACAACGTTACGGATTAGAGGATGACGTATTAGTGTTAGGTGATTCTGGAGGATTCCAGTTAGCTACTGGTGCAATCAAATGGGACCCAAAGTTTAAAGAAACTATTTTCAATTGGTTAGAAGCAAATTGCGACTTAGGAGTAAATTTAGATATTCCACCTCGTGCTAAATACGATGGTAAGTTCTATGAATGTTTGGATATTAGTTATGATAACTTCAAATACTTCTCAGAAAATCAAAGTGGTAAATGTAAATTCCTTAATGTGATACAAGGTAACAATGTTGATGAATATGAACATTGGTACAAGCGTGTCAAAGATTTTGATTTCAATGGTTGGTGTATTGGTGGTACTCAAAAACGTATTACAATGTTCTTTGCGGCATTAGCTCCGATGATTCGTAATAGAGAATTTGAAAATCCTCGTAATCAATTTGTACACGTATTAGGAATTTCAAAGATATCTGATTTCTTTATGTTGAGTTTCTTTCAGAAGATGTTGAACAAATATCATGGAGGAAGAATACAGGTATCGACAGATTCATCATCACCAGGCCAGTATCCGGTATATGGAACATATTTGCATTCACCTCAGTTAAATAAAATGGTGTTTACTCATTTGTATTTTCCAAAAGGAGAAAATCTTCCATATAATCCAACTGATTTAGTTCCAAATCCATTTGGTCATCCAGTTAGTGAAGGATTTACATTTGGTGAGGTTGCAAACTACAAAGGCGATGTTACAATGAAAATGACATTGAACAATTTATTTGTTTACAATGAAACAGTTAAACAAGTAGAAGAAATTGTAAAGTGCCATAATGAATTGCTCCAAACGGTTATCCCAGCAGATTTTTATAGCGTGTTAATGTCAATGGAAGAAATGTTTTTGAACCCAGACAATGCAATTAACATCTATGAAAAGAATGTTCAATTATACAACCGCTTTGGTGGCGGAACTAAGGATTTAGTAAATAATCAAGTTATAACACAATTTTTTGATCTAGGACAGTAAAATGAAAAAAGCAGACTTATTAAACTTTATTAATCGATATTATCTTGCAGGAGCAACTACATCGGTTAAATGGACGGCTCAAAACGGCCACGTAGAAACTAAATTTATTACAGATGACCAGAACGTTATTGGTTCGGTTGTATCTAGTCTAGATTTAGGAAGCAATGATTTAGGTGTTTATGCAACACCTCAATTAACTAAAATGTTATCAGCATTGGGCGATGATATCAATGTTAAGGTTAATGCTATTGATACAAAATCAGTAAGCATTGATATTGATGATTCAGATGTTGACATGAAATTCATGTTAGCTGATTTATCTGTTATCCGACAAGTACCTGAATTAAAGCAACTTCCAGATATGAGTGTTACAATTAATATCGATAAAGATTTTGTTGCTAAATTCATTAAAGCAAAAAATGCATTACCAGATACAGAAAATTTTGGTATTTCATGTAAGAATGGTCAAGTTGATATGATTATTAATTATTCATCAATCAATACAAATCGTATCAAATTCTCAATGCCATGTAATAGCGATTCATGTGCAGATATGGGAGTAACATGTTTTTCATCAAACTTGTTTAAAGAAATTCTTCAAGCGAATAAAGATTGTATATCTGGGACATTAGAAGTATCAGCAGCTGGATTGGCAAGAGTAGTGTTTACCGGCCCGTCATATACATCAACATATTATCTAGTACAATTACAAACTGCCTAAACATGAAAGTTAAATTCAAAAAATTATCACCTAAAGCAGTAACGCCGACATATGCAAAAGAAGGCGACGCCGGTTTAGATGTCACATGTATTGGTTATCAAATTGATAAAGAAAATAATTACATCGAATACTTTACTGGATTAGCGTTAGAACTTCCAAAAGGATATGTAGGATTGATATTTCCAAGATCATCAGTATCCAAAACAGATTTGCGATTAGCAAATTGTGTAGGCGTTGTTGATTCGGGATATCGCGGAGAAATTACATTTCGATATAAATTTCGCAAGGATGCATTTTTTGCATCGTTAAAAAGATATCAAGAGGGTGATCGAATTGGCCAATTAGTAATATTGCCATATCCTCAAATTGAGTTAGAAGAAATTGAAGAATTAGCAGAATCTGAAAGAGGTTCTGGTGGTTATGGTTCAACAGGTAAATAAAACATATGTTTGGTAATCAAGAAAACACATTATGGGTTGAAAAGTTTCGACCAGGTACATTAGAAGGATATGTCGGTAATGAACATATCATTGAAAAGGTAAAGATATATCTTAAAAGTGGTGATGTGCCTCATTTATTATTTTATGGTAATGCGGGAACCGGTAAAACAACTTTAGCAAAAATTATTGCAAATAATGTCGATGCCGATGTAATGTATGTAAACGCATCAGATGAAAACAATATTGAAACGGTTAGAACTAAAATTAAGAATTTTGCTTCGACAGTTGGATTCCGTCAATGGAAGATTGTGATATTAGATGAGGCAGATTATATGACTCCAAATGGTCAAGCTGCGTTACGTAATCTAATGGAAACGTTTTCAAAAACGACAAGATTCATTTTAACATGTAACTACGTTGAAAAAATTATTGACCCGATACAATCGCGATGTCAGACATTTGCAATTACACCTCCAAGTAAAAAAGAAGTTGCAAAACGTATTGTAGATATTTTAAATGAACTACAAGTCAAATATAGCATGGAAGATGTGGCAACTATCATAAACGCGGGATATCCAGATATTAGACGTGTATTGAATTCATGTCAACGGCAAGTCATTGATAATAATTTGATCATTGATAAGGCTAGTCTTGTACAAGCTAATTATATGACTAAGGTATTGGACATATTGAAAAGCGAACAATCAGTTAAAGACTCATTTGCGAATATACGTCAAATAATTGCTGACAGTAAAGTACAAGATTTTACAGCATTATATAAGTTTTTATTTGATGAACTCGATAATTATGCTAAAGGGCATTTGGGTCCAGTTATATTAATTTTAGCAGATGCGCAATATCAAGATGCCTTTGCCGTAGATAAAGAGTTACATGTCATGTCGATGATAGTAAAATTAGTGAGTGAACTTAAATAAAGGGAGTTATGTTAAAAAAAGAAAAAGGCGGGGATCAGATTCCGCAATCAAAAATTCATTTGAATCCAGAAGATTTAGTTGATGTAATATGTGAAAATTGCGGTAGTCGTTATTTTAAGCAAGTAAATGCGTTTAAAAGAATTTCGGCATTAGTATCACCGACCGGAAAAGAGCAGATTATTCCAGTACCTACATTTCGATGTGATGACTGTGGACATATTAACGATGAATTCGAACCAATAAAACAATCAAAATAGTTATGGCAAAAAAATTAGTTTTTAGTGAAGATGCGCGTAAGCAATTATTATCAGGCGTCGATCAATTAGCAAAAGCGGTTAAAGCAACATTAGGACCTAAAGGTCGTACTGTAGTATTAGAAAAATCATTTGGTCCACCGATCATTACAAAAGATGGTGTATCTGTTGCTAGAGAAATCACATTGGAAGATCCAATTGAAAATGCAGGTGCACAGATGGTAAAGGAAGCTGCGTCTAAAACAAATGATCAGGCAGGTGATGGTACAACTACAGCAACTGTATTAGCTCATGCCATACTAACCGAAGCATATCGACGTATTGCAAATGGTGCTAATCCAATGGACCTCAAACGAGGAATTGATTTAGCTGTAAAAGATGTAGTTGATTATCTAAATGATGTAGCAGTTGAAGTTAAAGATAATAATGAAATTGCTCAGGTAGCAACTATATCAGCTAACAATGATACATCGATCGGTGATATGATTGCCGCGGCTATGGATCGCGTCGGTAAGGACGGCGTAATTACTGTTGAAGAAGGTAAATCATCTGAAACAACATTAGAAATTGTAGAAGGCATGGAATTCGATAAAGGATACCTATCTCCTTACTTTGTTACAAATGAAAAAATGCAGGCAGAGCTGTCAAATCCATTTATCTTGTTATACGATAAACGAATATCAGCAACTAAAGATATTTTATCATTGTTAGAGTCTGTAATGCAAATGGATCGTTCAATTGTATTGATTGCAGAAGATGTAGATGGCGAAGCCTTATCAACATTAGTTGTCAATAAAGTTCGTGGTAATCTTAAAGTAGTAGCAGTTAAAGCTCCAGGCTTTGGTGAAAAGCGATTGGCAATGTTAGAAGACATTGCTGTATTGACCGGTGCAACTGTTATAACTGAAAAGGTTGGATTGTCATTAGATGATGTAACATTGGAACATTTAGGTACTTGTGAGAAGATTGTTGCACATAAAGATAAGACAACTATCATCAATGGTTATGGTGATTCGGAAGATGTACAAGCCCGTATCGAAGCATTGAAAATTGAAATCGACGCATGTCCATCTGATTATGAACGTGAAAAATTACACGAACGATTGGCAAAAATGATCGGCGGCGTTGCAGTTATTAAGATTGGAGCTGGTTCTGAAATTGAAATGAAAGAAAAGAAAGACCGATTAGATGATGCATTAAATGCTACCAAAGCAGCAGTGCAAGAAGGAATCGTACCGGGCGGTGGTATTACATTAGCTAAGTATGGAAATACTCGTACAATTGCCGGTGTAGAAAATGAAGACCAAACTGCCGGTGTAGAAATTATTCGTAAGGCAATACAAGCACCATTTAATGCAATAATTGAAAATGCAGGATTGATTCCAGGAGTAATACGCGATAGAATTGAATTTGCAGAAAATCTCCAAAACCAGAAAATGCTTAATATCGGATTTAATGCTCGTACAGGAGTCATTGTTGATATGCTAGCCGAGGGTATAGTTGATCCAGTTAAGGTTACAAGAACAGCATTGGAAACGGCCGCATCTGTTGCTGGTACAATGTTGACAACTGAATGTGTAGTAGTTGAAATTCCAAATAAAAATGACGAAACCAGCAACAATATTTGATCATTTAGCTAACATTACAATAAAGAAAACGCCTTGGGATTCATTGACAGAGGCTGACCAGAAATCATTTAGTCCATATCTGATTAATCGTTGGCTGTCAATGAATCCTGATTTTATCGAACTGGTTGATATGTTTCAGCAGTATACAATTGGACCGTTAGATAAAAAACATGTGTATCAATTGTACTGCGATTTTCTTCCCAAACAAAAAACATTTTCAAAATATATTAAAGGCAAAAAATCAGATGAATATAATAA